AGACTGAAAAGAATACTCATATCAGTCTCCGGTGGAAATCCCATCAGAGCAACGGACTTTCTCAGATTCTCTTTCATCTCAATTGCTTGAGGGTCATCAGAAAGAGAAAGTCTGGTATACATAATTCTCTGCTTTTCAAGCAGTCGTGTCATCTTATCAATATGTTCCAGCTTATCTTCACGAGGCATCATACCAAAAGTTAAAATACTATTGTATATAAACTCTTGAAGTTCGTTAATTTCTTTTAATTCATCCTGAATAATATCAGAATCAAAAAAACTACTCATTTATAATGTCCCGTAAAAGTTTTTTGTACTGGAATATGTCTGTATTTAGAAAAGGTTTGTATTTCTTGATTTTTAAACTTACGGTTTCCCATACAGGGTCCAGAAGTTTCTTATCAAACTCACTAATATACGAAAATATTATATCATAAATTACCATTATTTCAGGTACTAGTTCACCTTTTAGAAATGTTTTGAGAAGAATTGGATGACCTTTTGAGCAGTCAAATACATTCTCTAATTTTGTCTGAGAGAACAATTCTGTTGATTGCTCCTTGAATAAGTAAGTCAGACTCTGCTGTCTTTTCATCCATTCTTGGTAATTTCTTTCTCCAGAATTAATAATTTCACCAATCCACATACTTTGGGGATTATCCGCTACTATAAAATTTGATACTAGAAAATCTACTATTTCTTTGTCCGAATATTTACGAGAACTTTTCTCGAAAAAATACCGGTCTTTGCGTTTATTAAATGATGTAAGTGTTGCTCTTGTTTTTTTATATTTAAAGTAATCATATTTGGGATTGGTGAAATGATTCTTGATTCCCAAATATGCCTGATAAGTTTCAAATGGTGACATCAGATAGGCAAACGAGCACGGGAAGTTTTCTTCATAAAGTTAAGACTAATCGCATCATACTTTAATCTTTCTTTAAGAGGTTTAGAAATCAATTTAGTAACCGATTCTACATCAATACCGTTGATTTCACAATAATGACAAATAGCATCAATATAATTACAGTTTTCTTCCGCAACTATTTTTTCAATTTCTAAAGCAAATTTGGAAGGAGTAAGAAACTTATCCTCTATTGCTTTTTCTAATTCTTTGTTCGTTTCCGTTTGTTCCATAGATTCTATATTAATTTCTAGAAATGTCTCTAATATATTTGCCATAATTTAAGAGTAATAATATGTAGTATAAAATAAAATAATCAATTAGTCAAATAGACATTAGTTCAAGTTTATCATTCACAAACTTTTTAATATATTCCACAACAAGTTTCATATATTTGTTAAGGTCTCTCTCTTCATAAACAACACATTCACCATTTTCACACGCCATAATGATGACTAGTTTTTTGACTCTAATATCAGTCATCTCATAGAGTGCCATTCCATAGAACATCGCCTGAACGAAATAATTCTCAATCCAATCTCTTGGTTTTGGTTTTTTAGAAGTCTTAAAGTCTATGATGGCAAGTTCTCCATCAAACTCGGCAATACAATCAGTAGTACCGGCAACACCAAGTTGTTTACTATATAGAGCCCCTTCCAGACAGTAGATATTATTAATCCTGTTCAGTTCTGATTTAGCAATCTTAAAAAGAAAATCTGATATGGGTTGAACTGGAGGAAGGTCCCTATTATAAAGATAGTTCTCAACTAAAGTATGTAGGTCTGTTCCACGACTGGTTGCTGCTTTGGTGATACGGTCAGCCTCTTCTGTGCCGACTTTTTTTCTCCACTTAACAAAAATTTCCTTATTAAAATGACTGGTTACGGAAGTGATAGAGACCAACTTGAGCAGTTGGTCCTCATCGGGTACGGAATAATATCGGACTCCATCAATTGTTTCTCTTTCAAGTTGAGGAAGTACATTATCAAGATGATTAAACATTTAAGACCTCACTCTTCCTTTATTATAACCCATAGGTATAGATTCGTCAATATTCATAAGTTTTTCTTCAATACCATTATTAATCCAAACTCTCTTTGGACGATTTTTTGCCTTTTCTTTTAACTTTTCAATAGTTTCTGGGGAGTGCTTTTTTCCATACATAGGATTATTTTCTCCATTTACATCGTGATGATTTTCACTAATTTTTTTCTTAGTTTCATCACTAAGAACTCTACCAAGATTTATTTGACGCAATTTTTCAATAGATTCTGGACTCAGTTTTCTTCCAATTAACCAAGGTTTTGATTTACCTTTTGAGGCAACACTCATTTTTCTTTTTGTTTCATCACTATGATTCTTACCGTACATACCAACTTTTTTTTCTTTATGAAGTTGCTTAACTCTTTCGGAACATTCTTGACGATATTCTTCGGTTACTTCCCAACCAAAAATGCCGTCACCACCATCAGTTAAATTATAACCATAAGGAACTTTGGTATTATATTCTTTAATGTAATACTGCTCTAATTCATATGCTCTTCCAGCAGAGTCAACTTCTTCAATCAATTCAATAAAGAACTTATCTTCTCCATATTTTTTGATTGCTTCAGTTAAAAGAAATCCTCTTTTGGTATGTTGATAAAATCTTTCAGTAATGGAAAATTTGGTTATTCCAATATACTGTTTTTTATTTTCAAAATTAGTAATTAAGTAAATTTTATACATTATCTAACTCATAGAAGGTTATAATTATTTATATAAATGTAAACTTCCACGAGTTAGACATATAATTTACAATCCAAGTGCGTGTTGAGCAATTAAAAATTCCTTAACTAATCCTGAACGAATCACATCATCAATACCAAACTCAATTATATCAATAGAAGGCATAGTTCTCAAAATTTTCATAAAGTCAATTACACCATTTTTTTCATTTGTTTTAATTAAATCAGATTGAGTAGCATCACCACAAAACATAATCTTGGAATTTTCACCGACACGAGTAATAATAGAACATAATTCGTGAAAATTTGCGTTTTGGAACTCATCTACAATAATAATTGAATTATCAAGCGTAGTTCCTCTGAGGAATGAGGTGCTCCAGAACTTAATTGTTTCCTGTGCCTTAAGATTGCCATAAAGCATCTCAAATTCGGCATCACTTGAAAGTTGGAACATATACTTCACCATATTCTTATAAGGAATCTGGTAAATATCTGACTTGTCATCATAAGAACCGGGAAGAAATCCAATTTCTCTTGTGGCAACTAAAGAACGAACAAGGTAGATTTTTTCGTAAGGTGTTCTTTCATCCAAAACCTCACGAAGAGCATTATAAAGAGTAATAAAAGTTTTACCGGTTCCGGCACACCCATAAGCAACTAAATGTTTTTGAGCGGCATAAGAATTGAAAAGTTTCTTTTGATTTTCGGTAAGTGGATCAATATCTACTAGATATTCAGAACTTAACGGTTTTTTACGCTTTGCCTGACGAGTTGTAAGACCAACACCGATTGGTTGCTCTGCTCTTTTTCTTCTTGCCATTAGAGTTTCTTTACGTTTGATTTTGGTGCTTTACTTGCTTTTTCCAAGACTTCATTCCATCCCGGATTCCGTGCGATCAGTTTATCCCTCCACTCACCAACTTCTCCTGGAGAAGGGCAGGTAGAAGGATCGGACCAATCACGAACCCATTCAGGATTGTCTATTTTCCACTGGTCCCAAAGGTGGACACTCATTTCCACTTCTTTCTGCTCACCAGTTTTTGTATTCACTATAGGGTACGTTGCCATTGTTATAAAATCAAGACAAAAATATTTATGGACTCAACCGTGCTTTATGAAGACGCTTCTCTTCATAATAACTAAAGATTTCTGGAACCCACGCTTTCATTACAGGAACCATTCCTTCACAGAGAGCCTGAATCTCTACCTGAGCATCAAGTTTTGCTCTCAGGTCAAGGAAGTGAAGTGCGGCACGAAGGGAGAATGAGACCACAAAGTTCTGACGAATGTTTTGAGGAAGGTAATCACGAAGATGTTCTTCTGCCATACCACGCTGTTCGTAACCCTCAGCATACCTCTCAGATGCCGCCAGACAGAACTTTAACTGCCTTTCGTAGTCTTCCCTTGTCCATTCGTACTTGTGCCCTTTACGGTCCAAGTAGAGACCTTCTGGACGCACATAATAAACCTCTTCGGGTTTCAGTTCACCTTTGGCAACCTTCAGTACACGACGACCAGTATACCTTTGTGATTGAACATCAAAACTTACACCAACACGATGAGTTCTTGCCTGTACGATGACATTATGAACGAACCCAACACAGTCCAGAGAAATGGCAGGATGCTCCAGCGGTCCCCAGTGCCCTCTTTCATTTGCAAGAAGTTGTTCAATCACCCATTTACCGCATTCCTTTTCACCGGGAGTCATTTTGGTATGAATAGGGTCTTCCGAATAATCATTCTTACCTGCCTGATAAACAAGAGTTTGCGGAAGTTGTGTTTGACGAATCATCACAACTTTCATATAACGGTCAAGTTCAAGAAGATCTTTTGCTTTAATAGGTCTCATTTCTTTCCAAATCCTTTTGATGTTTTTGCTTCAAGTTCTGCAAGTTCTTGTTTTACAACTCGCAATTGTTGTTTCATTTCTATCAGTTGCTCATCAGAATAAAGATGGTCTTGTTTACTCAATCTTTCAAGCAACTTTACCAGTTCTTTTGCTCTATTCGTCATCTAAATCACTATCCTCAAAAATTTCGTCATAATCTAAAACTGCCCGTTTTCTCATCGGTTCCATAGGAGTATAAGCAGAAACATCAGAATAGATTTCTGCCTTTAATGAATCCACAAGCAATTCCATATTACGAACGATAAGTTTTAATTTTTCTTTGTCCATATCTTGCAATACTCTCGTCTTATTTTACATAAAAAAAGGGAGGATGTCAATCCTCCCAGTTTCAGGCAACTTGTGGTTTTTTTGCCATATTCAGTTGTGCTACTTGAAGGAGTTTTTCCTTCTTTGCTTTTCTTTTAAGATAGCGAACGAAATAAGTGTTCATTTGTGCCCCTCCTTTACATACTTAATACCACGATAGGTTTCGTTGTATTGTTGGGGTTGCTGCATCATTTGCTGTTGGTATTCAATACGCTTTTGGGTATCATATTCAACACCACGATATACGACTTTGGACATTAGGTTTGCTCCTTTACTTTTTAGGTATTGGTGCGTTGCTTCCCAAATGGTACTTCCGTCGCGTGTGCGATCAACGTACTGTATATATTAGCATAAAATCAAAAAAGTAGCAACTGATACCAAAACTGTATCATGCTGCTACCTTTTTAAAAAACCTTAAGGGGCAAAAATTTTGGGGGAATTTTTTTGCCCGATATGAGAAATCACTTTCTCTTTTTCTTTTCGGGTGCTTTGTATCCCCAAATCCTAGGAGATACTCTTCCATATCCCCAATCAATTTTTGTAACTACGTCTGGACCGAACTTATCGTAATACATATCAAAGATTTTAACTCTTGTACCACGACACAAATCCATATAAGAATTTCCCCTTAGTGTATAAGACACAACATAGGCATCATTGGGAAAAGAGGTATCTTTAATCTGAGCAAGAGTTCCGTTCTCAACCAGAATCTCACAACCATAGCGAGGAGGAATATCTTTTTTTTCTTCTGGAGTCCATTCCACTGTAGTATTATCCTCGATTGTATTTCTTTTTATATCACGAACTCGACTCACGAACGACCTCCCCATACGATTTCTGGGTATGCCTGAGAAACAATTTCCTTCGTGATTTTATATTTCGTTTCAAGTTTCTTATCTTTGACCAGACATAGAATCTCTGCCTCTAGAGGATGAAGACCCTGAAGAATATTAATGAACATCGTTTCTCTACGAAGAGAACTCAGTCCATCATTACCACCTTTAATAAAGTTATAAAACTTTGAATATTCTTTACGAATTGATGAAAAACCTTGATCTTGTGAACCAAGTGAATTGGAACCAATCTCGCCCATTTTTCCCACGGCATCATCAATCTTTTCACTGAGAGTTCCACTAAATGAACCTTGCTCTCCCACACTTGAATAAGGAACAATACCTTCGGGAAGAGAAGATGTCACACTTTCATCAAAGTTCCAGATAAAAATTGCCCTCAGTGATGGGTCATTATATTTTTGTAGAACCTCAACTTTTTTGATATTGGTTCTTTGCTTTGCTACAAGATTCAGAACCTCAAAGGTAAAAGGATTTGCTGGTAAATCAATACTTACCGATGGAGTTGTTTTTGGTTTTGCTTTTGTCGCTGTCATAATTGTTTAATATGTAATTATAATCTTAATGATATTTAGAGTTTATTCTTCTTCATCATCGTCATCATCGTCATCATCAAAGTATCCGGGTTCAAATCTTACAGAAACGATTTCTTCATCAATAAGATCGCCGTCCTTATCATAAAACTCTGGATGATATGCGATTTGCTTTGGACCCTCTTGATGAGTCATCATATATTCTCTGCCGACCCAACCCAACAAGAGACCCATTATAAAAAATAGTACGGTTAAGAATGAACCTATAACTAAACTAGTTGCCAACATTTTTTTTCTCCTGGGAAACTACTCGACTTTCCTTGACTTTATCGAAAATTCAAAATAGATGGTTATTTCTCGTTTGAGAAAGGAAATCATCTTCTCGAATATAAGATGAAAAAGTTTAGGTTGTTTTCTTTTTCCTCCAGTAAGTATAAGTTCTACACCACGATTCGGTGTTATATCATTATTTATGTCTGACATTATACCATTTGTTGTTCCTTCAGAAACTTAACGGTGTCAGTGCAACCGCCCAATTTTTTGTCGTCACAAATAACCTGTGGAAATGTGGAACCTTCACCAAACTCAGCATAGAACTCTTCTTTTGTGAAGTCCTTGTTAAGATTATACACCACAAAGTTATTTCCTGTCAACTCCAAAACAGTTTTAATCTTGTAACAAAAGGGGCAATCGTCTTTAGAATATACGGCAAAGTTCATATTTTTATAAGATTTTATATTAATTTATATAAGAAAAAAAGAGGGTATAAAACCCTCTCTATTATACCACCGAAGAGAGTCTTTCATTCTCAAAGATACGAAGAAATGAAAGACAAGAGTATTATAGAGTATTTTTTGATAAAAGTCAAGATGTCTGTAGATTAGCAATGTGCTCCTCACAATAGGTAATATCGGATTCAATAGATGCTATTTGCTCTTGAATCGTAGAATATTCATCAGTCCCTTCTTCAAGATCCAAAAGTTGAGTTGTTAAATTAGCAATTGTCTCTTGATTATTAGTAATTCTTGCTTCATGAGCAGCAATATCATTCTCTACACTGTAAGGAGGTGGAACAGGATGTGTGATTGTTGCCTCTACCAAATACTCTGCACCATGCTCTTCAAGCATTTGAGTCACTTGTTCCATTGTATATCCAGTATCATTTGCTGGATCAGCAGTTAAATGATATAAGTGCATTACTGGTAATGTTAAAGTTTCAGTTTTTGTTTCCATTTTTAATTTTTTCTCCATAGTTCTTTTGAAAATTGAACCCACTGTTCAACTCGTGTGTCCCAACTATAATATTTATTGCACACCTCAACTTGTTGAGTATTATCAAACTTACCTTCACGATACTCAGTAATCGTTCTCTTCAGTTCTTTTGCAAATCTTTCAATATGCTTTTGCCTATCTGGAATAAATCCATACTGTCGTGCAAAACCTAGACCAGTTTCAGGAAGTGCAGCAAGATTACTAGAAAGAACAGAGCACCCTGCACACAATGCCTCAATCATACAGATACAAGAAGTCTCCATAAAGTATGCCGGATAGGCAAAAATATGAGTCTTCATTAGTTGCTCACGAACTTTAGAATTGTTTGTGCGAGTATGACGAACGATTCTTTTATCTTCTTGTGCAAGTCTCAAACAATAACGAAGGAATGCCTCTTCTTGTGGTCCAACATGTGAGTATTCGTATGTTTGAATACCTTCAAGATGTTGCTTTTTGCGTTCATCGGGATCAAGTTCATGGAAAATATGAAGGTCAAAATCTTCTTCAGGAATGAGTTTAATTGCTTCAAGAAGAACATCTAATCCACGAATTGGATTTGGATGGAACATCAACTGCAACTTGCCATTTGGTTTTTCGTGCTTTTCAAATGGTTGTGTTGCATTTTTAAGAACATAACACTTCTCCATTGGAAGTTGGAATCTTTCCATAAATCTTTCATACTGCCAGTCAGAAACAAAGACATATGCCTTAAAGTGTTTCTGGAATTGTTTGTCCATCAGTTGCTCAAGACCCTCTTCCATATGATGAGGATGCAACCAAACAATGTTAGAATTATCTGGAGCAATGATGTTATCACCAGGAATTACACACCAGTGCCAGTCAGCAAGGTCTGGAGCAGCAGGAAGAACATAATCTTGCCAGGCACGACCCATAATTTCCGTACCACCAGTACCATCAGGATTCAAAGATGCCTCAAGAAGTGGAGGCATATTATTGTGTAGATATTCTGGTTTCATATTAACTTCATCTGTCATTTCATAAAACTCCTTTGGAAATATTTGAGTGATAAAATTTCTAAAATCTTCTGGAAAACTTAAAAAGTTATAGGACTTAAAGTTTTTGTTTTCGTGTTTTCTGTTAAGAACATCTTTTTTATTTTGTATTGCATCTTCAATATTTTTTAAGTTATTGATATTCTCTTGATTAAACTCTTGGTGTGCATAAGAATTTAACTTATCTTGAATTTGTTTGATGCCACCAAAGAATGTGAAGTGCCATCCAGCATTCTCAAAGAAAGGAAACTCATAAGAACGACCTCTCAAAAAGTCTGTGGTTGTTTTGGATGCGGTCTCAACATTCGTGAATACAGTTCCACCCCAAGTGCTGTTCTCATAAGTGAAGAAATTATAATAGAAATTATCACATCTTGCAAGAGCAAGTTTGTTCTCGGGAAGACCATTTTGTTTGAGATGTTGAATCAATTCTTTACGGGGAATCTCATCTACATCACTCAACATAAACAAATCATCGGGAGAGAAGTTCTTAAGACCTTCTAAAATATGATTTCTTTGTCCTCTTTCTAGTTTCCAAAATCCAGACTCAAAGTCACACTCTTTTTTATTTGAGAAATCATAATCACTGATGTCTGGTTCATAATGAAGTGAGATAATCTTAGAACGAAGTTCTTCATCAAATTCATCAATGACTCGATTGAGATAATATGGTTTTTCTTTACCAGAGTGAGTGTAGTTACATTCACTGATTACAAAGTAATCAACAACATCACGAAGATATTCTAGACGAAGTTTAAGAATATCAAACTCATTAAAAAAAGAAAAAGCATCTATGACTTTCATTCAATAACCTCTTTTAAGAAGTTTTCCATCGGAGACTTCTTGAAGATTTCAAGACCTTTTTCTGCCTGAACATCAAGTTCTTCTGGTTTCTTAAGAAGTTTATATGCAGTATCTACGAAACGGTTGTAAGTTGAAGTGAATACAGTATCTTCCATATAATCTGGAAAATCAGTATCTGGATTTCTTTCGGAAAGAACAGGAACTTTGTTTTGGATAAGATGACTTACACGAACCATCTCAAAGATTTGATTATCACGATTATGAAGGTTAATGACTAACTTTGCTCTCTTAATTAGTTCATCTCTCACATCACCATAAGTTGATTGAACCGCAACAAAATTAATCTTTTTGTTGTCAACAAACTGTTTCATAATATGTTCTCTTCGTGGTGAAGGAGACATATAAGCAAGAATATCAATATCTCGGTCTTGTGGTTTATTTCTCTCAAAGTATGAAATCTCTGGAACATAACCAATCTTAAAGTGTTTGATATTTTCTACACCTGCTTTTTGTAGGACTTCAATATTTCTCATTGAATAGTCCCATACTTCAAGACCACGATACTTACGACACCATCTCATACACTCTGGTTGATCCTTCATCTGCTCCAGAGAATAAATGATGGTGTCTTTTGGAATATCGTGTCTTACAACATCCACAGGACAGTGATGCATTCCAAACACGATATTTCTACGGTCTTTTACAAAGTCATTTACACTATTGGTTACATCATACCCCAATCGTTGAAGTGAGAAGAATACTGATGCCTCAATTTCGTGAAAGACTTGTGCGTGAACATCAAATCCATTATCCGGAACAATTCTTACTAAATTAAACTTCATTTGATATACTCCTCAAAGTTTTTATTAATTTCATTAATGATATGAATATCTTTGGACACAACTCCTAGACCATTACAATGCTTAAAGTTTGTTTTTGGTAGATTAATTTCGTTAAAAAATCTACTCACTCCAAACTCTGGGTTCTCTACCATCGTATCGTGAAATAGAATTATACCATTTTCTTTTACAAATGGAGACCATTTCTCAAAGTCATTCTTAACTGCCTCATAGGTATGAAGACCATCAATATGTAAAATATCAATTGGGTTATTCCAGGTTTTGACTACATCATCAAAGTATCCTTTAATGAATGTGATATTATTGAGTTCTAGTTCTTTTTGTTTTTCAAGAACATAATCATAAGTATTTCTTATACCAGCAAATGAATCTCCCTCAAAACTATCAATACCGTAAATATGACCGATTTGTGGAACCGCAAAACAGAATGTTGAATAGGCATAATCAACACCCAAATCAACAACCGTTTCGGGTTGAATCCTACGAACTAACCAGTCGGCAAACATTCTATGGTCTCTCCAATTGAAGTTGTTTTGACTTCCAACTTCCATTAGAATATCTAAATTATTTCTCGCATAGGAAGTCTCATCTTTCTCAACATCCCCCCGATACATTTCTGGTGAATAATAAGTGAAGTATCTTTCTAGTCCCTGATTATCATACTGGTGATGTCTCCTATAGTGGAAACAATGTTGCTTTGGAAGTCCTGTCGCCATCCATAACTCAAAGCAATAACGATAATTTTGTAGTTCTCGCATCATTGCCTCTACATCCATATACTCTTCAATCTTGAGTGGATGCTTTAGTTTACGAATATAATCATTTCGTGCCCACCAGAAGTTTCCTGCATAGTGTTGGACGACAAAATCAAGTTTGATATCGTGTCTTTCTACCCAATCAACACCACAACAATCATAACCCTCGTCTAGTTTTGCAACACAATCTTCCCACTTTTCAATATCAAAATACTGCATATAGTGTCTCCAATCCTTGAGAGCACCAGGAATATGAGTTGTATATGAACTCATTCCTTTGTTATGGAAATAAAAGACATATCCATCATCCTGAAGACAGTGTTCATAAATCTTCGCAAGAGTCTGACCCTCGTAAAGATTTTCTTGCTCTTGTGTTCCTCTCATATCGATGATGTTCACAAATGGATAACGATCTTTGATGTAACCAGTTACCATATGGTCATATGAGTGCCCTGTCTTGGAATTATAAAGTCCAAGAGGAAGAGTGATGCACATATTGATGGTTGCCTTATCAGCAAGACCAACTGTCTTCAACAAACTCATCTGTTCGTCCACCCACCAAATCCACATATTATTGGTGTCTGGAATATAAAGATGATAAAAAACTTCTATGGTTTTTGAGATTTTCTTTTCGTTACTATAATTCAACATACCACATTACTCTTCATATGACCGACAATGATATTAGGGTCTACAAATACCTTATGACCCTGCTCTGCAACCCTCTCACAGAAGTATAAGTCTTCTCCGAGTGGAAGTTCATAGGTTACTCCATCAACCTCTTGTAGAACCTTACCGAGTCCAAACCAGGGTCTTTTGAGTGATTCAAACACACCGGACTTGATACACATAAATCCTAGACCAACTCCATAAACTTCAATAGGTTCGTTGAGTTGTTGAAGAAGTTGAAGTTCTTCTCTTGATGTTGGATGGAAATCATTTTTGTTTCGGTGTATCATCGCATCATTTCCTTGTGCCTCAAAATACACTGCAGAAATTAAGTCTTTGTCTGATGCATAAAGTCTTAGAAACTGCTCTGGATTCCAGACAATATCACTATCAATACAGAAGATTTTATCATAAGTGTATTGTCCTTTTCCTGGAGAAGAATTAAAGACTTCTAAATTTCTGGAACCAGTAATTGTTGCCTCTCGTGCATTCGTCACAAGAGAGGCATATTCATTTTGATATAACCAGGAAATATTATTTGCCTGAAGTGTATGAATCGTTGCAAGAAGACACTTTACATAGTCGGCACACATTGAACTTCCTGGTGTTGTGATGACTACATTGAAGTGTGGTTTAGATTGTTGCTGTTGATTAGAATAATTTAACATAGTTTTATAGAATTACCATTTTTTGATGACCGACACGAACTTTTGGATTACACCAAATCTCAAATCCATATTCTCTTAAATCCTCACACATTGCAACATCCTCGGAACACATATCCTCAAGAATTGTTCCGTCATCTTTGATGAGTTGAACTTTTTTAGGTGCAAACCAAGGATAAGGAACTTTTTCAAATACACCTTTCTTCATTAGAACCCAACCAAATCCACAATAATCAACTTTGAATGAACCTGAACGGCGTTGCATTTCTTCAATCGTCTCAAAGTGATAAGAACCCTTAGACATAAGAAGTTTCTTATCCATCTTCTCAACCACAGTGGATTGATTTGCTATTGGTGTTCCGTTTGATTGGACATACCAACCAGTTGCAACATCTTTATCCATCAACAAAAGTTCCATTAAGTCTTCTGTCTTAAAGATGATATCACTATCAATCCACATAATGTAATCATAAGGAACTTGACCCCTCCAAGGAGTTAACATTGTTCCTGCAAAATTATCTGCTTGCAAACAATCAGTTCTGGCAAAATTTACCATTGAACTGTAGTGCTGCGAAATATAAAAGTTAATTCCCATCTGATTCAAGTCAAATAAAAGACGAATCATCTGGGTCATAAAGGTTCCAGAATATGAAAATCCCGGAAGACAAAATGCGATTGTTTTTCCTTTAAAATTATTTTTCGGTTGATTTGTATAATTCAGGGGCATACAACAAAGTCAATATAAAATTCATTCTACCATATGTATGCGTTTTTTACCACCAGGTAATTCTAACATATCCAGCACCGCCATCACCACCAAGACCAAATGCTCTTGTTGTTGAAGCATATCCACCTCCACCTCCTCCACCACCTCTGGTGCCGTTGCCTCCGTTTCCTGCTGCTAATTGTAAAATGCTTGATGCTGATTGAAGTATTCCGCTAGATCCACCGATTAAAAATATATTATTACCGTATACAGATGCAGAGATGGATAACCCAGTAGTAAATATAGAGGTTCTTACTGTCCAAATAATGGCATCAGTAGAAGTTGCCAATGTAGGTATACCTGATGACAAATCATTAGTTACCAAAACATAATTATTAGAAGTATAAGAAATGCTATTAATTGACTGATTTGTAAATCCGGCAGTTCTTAATGTCCATTCAATTTGATTTGTTGATGTGGCAATAATTGATGTATTACCGGTAAAATTGAACCCTGCAACAACATATACTCCACCATAAACTAAAGTATTAAATGTTCCACTAGTTGGAACTATTCTTTGAGTCCAATGAATAGCATCTGTTGAAGTATCTAAACCACCATTACTAATTCTTCCTGCAGTATAATATTCTGTAGTTGCTGTAGAGTATAATAAAGAAGATATAGACGAAGCTCCTCCTCCAGTAGTTCTCAAAGTCCATTGAATCCCATTAGTGGAAGTTGCTATGTTTCTCGCAAGAGAATTGGAACGAACATAAGTTGGTTCAGGTAACGAACCAAATGCTAATGCTTCTATTGGAGTTGTAGAGTTTGGAGAAGTTCTTAAAGTCCAAGAAATTGAATTTGTAGAGGTTGCTAAAATAGCAACAGAACTTCCCCCAGAATAAACATAAGGTTCTGTTTGTCCTGATGCATAAAGAAGTCCATAACCTGATGAACCTATAGTTTCAGTTGTTCCTGATGTTCTATTCGACCATTGAATTCCATTTGTAGAAGTTGTTAAAACTCCACCACTACCAGCAGCAAAGTAATTAGTTCCATCATACATCAATGTAGAGATTTCTGATGTACCAAATCCCGATGTTCTTGTAATCCAGTTATGGACGCCATCATTTATACTTCCACCACCTCCTCCACCACCTCCAATGTTTCCAGTATAAGAACCAGGAATACCATCATTACCATTTCCACCAGTCTCACTTCCACCATTTGTATAAGAATTTCCATAATAATAAGTTAATCCACTACCACCAATATTACCACCAATATTAAAAGCAAATGCTCCACTACCACCACCAGTCACTTGCCCACTATTTGCTTGCGTTGAGTTGTTAGATGCTCCTGCTGCAGAAAGACCAGCACCACCAGCAAGACCTGCGGTTGTATAAAGAGGATTGAGTGTTGATGCTGCTGCTGCACCTGCTGCACCTGCTGTTGTGCTATCGGCAGCACCAGTTCCAGCAGCAGAAGTTAGTGTATAAGTTGCGGTTCCTGTTGGAGTATTTCCAGTCCAAGTAACTGTTGTACTTGCACCACTTGTTCCAGAATTTGTACCAACAACACCACCAGCAACAAAAATAGAACCAGAAGTAACTGCTTGAATTTGTGATGACTGGAATAATGAAGTTCTCAAAGTCCAAGTAATTGCATCGGTGGAAGATAAAAATGCACCAGAAACACCTGCGGCAATATATTTTTCCGTAAATGATGCATTATATGCAAGACCATAAAGTGCCTGTGCTGTTCCTGATGTTCTTAGTGTCCATTCAATAGCATTAGTAGAAGTATTGATAACACCAGAAGCACCAGAAACTACATAGACACCTCCATAAAGAAGTTGATGAAGTGCCGCTGCTGTTCCTGATGTTCTTGCAGTCCATTCAATTGCATTAGTGGATGTTTGAAGTACTCCTGCAGCACGGCAGTTTACATAATATTCTGTAGTTGCTGTTGAATACAATAATGCATTAATAACATTAGTAGTATTACCTGTGGTTCTTAGTGTCCATTGAATAGCATTAGTTGATGTTGCTATATTGCCAGCAGTTGCATTAGCACGAACATAAGTTGCTATAGGTAATGAACCAAATGCTAATGCCTGAATTGCTATGGTGCTATTTGGTGAAGTTCTTGCGGTCCAATGTACACTATCTGTTGAAGATGATAGAGAACCAGAAGCACCAGCATAAACATAATCCTCAGTTTGTCCTGCTGCATAAAGAAGTCCATTACCTCCAGTTGCATATCCAATTTGAGTTGTTCTACCTGAAGTTCTATAAGTCCAGGTTTCTCCATCACTTGAGGTTATTAAGACACCACCAGCACCAGCAGCAAAGTAATTGGTTCCATCATACATTAAAGTAAAAATTGTACTTGCACCAAAACCAGAACCTCTTTGAGTATAAACAATACCATCAGTGCTTGTGCTCATTCCACGATTATTTCTTCCCCCAGCACCACCAGCACCAATAGTTACAGTCATCGTAGTAGCACTTCCAAGTTCTCCACGACGAATTAACCAGGCATTATAAGCACCAGAACCACCACCAGAACCAGAACCTGGCGATGTTATATATCTTCCTGCCGAACCTCCACCACCACCACCGATTACTTCAATATAAAACTGTGTTGCTGTTGGAGGAATGAAGAAAGTTTGTGCTCCTGATGTTGTGAATTCTTGAGAACCTTTATATGATGCTGGATTTAAATTTGAAGTAGTTGTATCATTTAAAGACTCCCATATTGCTCCAAGTCCATTTGATGCTGATAATGTTCCAGAGGCACCAGCATTTACAAAAATATTATTTCCATATGCAACAGAGTTAATTGCAGATGAACCAAATTGAGAAGTTCTTAAAATCCAAGTGATTGCATCGGTAGAATATAAAGATACTCCAGAAGCACCAGAAACAATATACTCATCATACTCACTAACAGCAGAACTGTTTAAATTTGAAGTGGTTCCAGAAGTTCTTAGAATCCAAGTGATTGTATCTGTAGAAGACCAAAGAACTCCAGAATTTGCTGCTGCAACATAAGAATTTCCCGATACTAAAGTGTTTATTCGTGTCGTTCCAAATCCAGATGTTCTTAATTCCCAAGTAATTGTATCTGTTGAAACTGCAATTCCACTATTGCTGTTAGCATCTAAATAACTTGAAACTAATAAATTTGAATTTGATGCAAATGCAGTAATTGTTTTTAAAGTTCTTAAAGAAACAGTATCAGTCCTTATCTCCCAAATAATTGTGTCTGTTGATAAAATTGCTGATGGAGTTGATATTATTGATTGAGATGTTGTTAAAGTTCCACTATTACCACTAACAACAAAAATATTATTACCAAAAGTGCAATTATAAGGTAATTGACTTCCAAAACCAGAAGTTCTTAGTTGCCAGATAATAGCATTTGTAGAAAATATTAAAGCAGAGGTAGTAGTAGGATTATTACTATAACCAACAGCAACATATAAATTAAAATTTGGATCATATGCAATCCCACTAATACTTGGAAGTGATCCCCCTATTCCTGAAGTTCTTGAAGTCCATTCAATTGCATTAGTAGAAGTAGTAATCACATTTCTTTCTCCAACAACAACATATTGATTACCATATATAATTTGATTAAGATAATATGGAGAACCAATATTGATTCCTGAAGTTCTTAATGCCCAAGTAATTGCATCAGTAGAAGTTTGAATTCTCCCAAATCTTCCTACATTTACATAATATTCAGTAGTTGCTGTTGAATATAAAACCGATGTAATAGCTTGTGGGTCCAGATTATTTTGAGCAGATGTTCTTAAAACCCAAGTAATTGAATCAGTAGAAGTTGCTATATTTGGATCGAGAGCATTGGCATTAAATACCATTGCATAAGTTGGTGTCGGCAATGAACCAAATGTTAACCCTGTAATTGTTTTTGTCGAGTCTGCTGGTGAAGTTCTCAGTGTCCAAGCAATAGCATCAGTAGAAGATGCTAAGGCACCAAACTCTCCACCAAATATATAAGGTTCTGTTTGCCCTTCTGCATATAAAATGGTATCTATGAAACCAGAAATTCCCGAAGTTCTATAAGACCAGTTAATAGAATCTGTAGAAAATGTCAATACACCAAACTCACCGCCAGCAACATAAGTATTACTTCCATAAGTAAGAGTATAAATGTTATTAGTATCAAAACCAGAAGTTCTTAAAGTCCAAGAGGAAATACCATACAGTGAAGTTGAACCTAAAATATAATTGTTATTATAATTTATTAATGCATTTGAATTACTTAAATTAAATCCTGTTGTTCTTAATTGCCAAATAATATTATCTGAAGATGCAATAATAGATCCAACTAAACCATCATAGTCTAAATTATAAGAAACATAAGTATTATTTCCTGCCGCTAAAAACCTTGATATTTCTATTCCAGATGGTGTGGTTCTTACAACCCAAGAAATGGTGTCAGTAGAAATGTGAATTCTTGCACCTAATCCACCACCAGAAAGTAATGAGGGTGTTGCTGTTGTTAAAGTTCCTCCAGCACCACCATTAATAAATCTATTATTTCCAAAAGTAACTGCTTGAATAGTTGATGAACCAAATCCAGAGGTTCTTGCTAACCAAGTAATTGCATCAGTTGAATATAAAGATACTCCAGATACACCAGAAGCAACATAAGAACCTGCAGTATAACCCAATCCATAAAGTGCTTGTGCTGTTCCCGATGTTCTTAGAGTCCATTCAATAGCATTAGTAGAAGTATTGATAACACCAGAAGCACCAGAAACTACATAAACACCACCATAAAGAAGTTGATGTAGTGCTGCTGCGGTTCCTGATGTTCTTGCAGTCCAATGAATTGCATTAGTGGATGTTTGAAGTGCTCCAGCAGCACGGCAGTTTACATAGTATTCTGTAGTTGCTTCAGAGTATAATAGTGCCTGAATAATGTTAGTCGTATCACCTGTAGTTCTTAATGTCCATTCAATTGCATTAGTTGAAGTTGCAATTTCTCCAGCGGTTGCTGTAGAACGAACATAAGTTGCTGTAGGTAATGAACCAAATGCTAATGCCTGAATTGCTATGGTGCTATTAGGAGAAGTTCTTAATGACCAAGCAATAGAATCTGTTGAAGATGCTAAGACACCAGAAGCACCAGCATAAACATAATCCTCAGTTTGTCCTGCTGCATAAAGAAGTCCATTACCTCCAGTTGCATATCCAATTTGAGTTGTTCTACCTGAAGTTCTATAAGTCCAGTTAATAGAGTCAGTAGAAGTTGTTAATGCACCACCAGCACCCGCAGCAAAGTAATTGGTTCCATCATACATTAAAGTAAAAATTGCAGATGACCCAAATCCAGGTACTTGACGAGTCCATAAAGCAGTTTGTCCAGCACCACCAGCAAGATATAAATCATTTTCAAAAATTATAGTATTAATTGATGTGCTACCAAAACCAGAAGTTCTCAGTATCCAATAAGTACCACCACTAAGACCAGCACTTAAAAACTTTCCAGCATTTCCAGTTGTTGAAGGAATATCTTGTCCTATAAAATTATCTACATATTGCTTACTTGCAGCATCATTTGCATTACTTACAACACTTACACCAGTAACTTTATTGCTGTCTAATGATGCCATTTACTTTTAGTCTCCTTAAAGATATTTATTACCACCAAGTAATCTTCACATAACCATCACCACCATTACCACCATTGCCAAAAGCAGCAGTATTGGAAGCACCACCACCTCCACCACCTCCACGAGTTCCATTTCCACCATTACCAGCAGTAGAAGCACCAGTACCTCCACCACCTCCACCAGAACCATAAGGAAGACCAGTATAAGCAAAACCAACTACACCATTAATAGAAGAAGTTGTACCACCAGATGCCGATGTTGATATTCCATAAACATTGATAGTTCCACCAGCACCACCTATTTGAGATGCAGTTCCAGCACCACTACCACCACCTGTTGGTTGGAATTGATTGGTTTGTGTTGTTGCAGTATTTCCAACTCCAGATGAAGATGTACCACCAATGAGTCCAGCAGTTGTATAATAAAAACTTGATTGCGAAACTGCTTGTGCTGTTCCTGCAACACCTGCAGCACCCCCACCACTTGCAGTGATGGTATAAGTTCCTCCAGGTCCAGTCCAAGATACTGTTGTTCCTGCCCCTGCAGAACCTGTTGCTCCACTTGATGAACCTCCAGCACCACCAACACCAGGATTGACTGTGATGTTTGAAGATACAATTGCTTTTGGAACATACCAAGAAGTATAGGAACCTGAACCTCCACCAGCACCAGAACTTCCTCCAGATGTTCCCGCACTTCCTCCCCCACCAGCACCAACTGCTTCAATTAATAAAACATTAGAATAACTTGGAACCGTAAAAGTCTGTGCTCCAGTTGTTGTAAATTCCTCATAGTTGGAAACATAATCCCAAGAAAGAGTTACTCCATCAGTTGTGGTAAGAAATTCACCAGCATTTCCAGTTTGTGATGGTGTGCTAGAACTTCCACCAGATTTACTATCAACATACTCTTTATTAGCAACATCAGTTGATGCTGTAATTGTTGTAATCCCTGTGATTGAATTAGAATTTGCTACTGTCATTTCTTTACCTCCTTATACCCAACTGATACGAACATAACCATTACCACCAGTTCCACCATCACCTGAAGAATTGGTTACAGCATCATAACCTCCACCACCTCCACCACCTCCACGAGTTCCAGAACCTCCAGGATTACCTCCAACTGCACTTGAAGTTATTATGGTTCCACTAT